CCTCTCTTCTTGTCTTTGTACAGCTTGTTGCTGTGGAGGAGCAGACACGGCTCCAGTTAAAGCTTGTAATTCTTGTAATGCTCTTTGATAATAATCTCTAGAAGAAGCAGTGTGTGAAGCTGCTACCTCAAGATCATGTTCCTTTGATGCCTTATCAGCTAAATTCTTTTCATCTAAAGAAGCTGCATACAGTATAACAACGTGTTCATATTCAACTAATTGCCAATTACCAGTATTTTCATCAACGGTAGGAGGAACTGAATAGACAACAACACCCTTATCTCCAGACCCAGCGTTAACTGTTAACGCAGTACCATCAATATCTGTATAAGCACCAGTTTGAGAAGCATGATCATTATAGTCTGGATCAGGTTTAATAAAAACTTTATCCCCTAATTTATAATACTTAGGAAACATCTTTGTTGATCTAGATATACTATTTGCCTCATCAAGTGAATATGCCATTGAATCAGATACTTCATTACAAACTCTTCTTTTACTACCAGCTGTTGTAATTACACTGTCAGCAATAGTAGAACCATCATAGCGATAAACTGCTAGAATTTTGTCATAAGAAACACCTGCACCAGCACCAACATTCTTAACACCAGCGTCATCAAACCCCTTTACTTCTACTTCAGTAGATATACTCCAGAGAAATTTTTGAGGTAATGATCCCATGAGGAATTTTACACCATTATTAAGGTACTCAGAAATCCTTCTAGAAGAAGAACCGTTACCAGTTAATTCGTTTACTTTTTCCCAAAGCTTCATATCAGTAAGCTAAGGGGCAACTCCAATGATAGAAAGGAGGTGAAAAACCAACGGAGCCGCCCCAAAGCGCATCCTATATTAAGACCTAACTCTTGAATTAAGGATTACTTCCAAATGGCGTGTGCCTCAGGCATCCGCCATTCGAATCCGGCTTCAGTAAGAATCATGTCGATCCTTCTGTCAACGCCACTGTTTTCAAGTGTTTTCACACCTACATAAACAGAAGTGTCACGACTAACACCGTTCCCAACCAAAGGTCTGTATTTAACATAACCCATGTTGAGAGCGAGCATTTTAACGCCACTACCGTCTAAGTGAATGTTCCTAACCACTTTCATATCACCATATACAGTGGAGATTCTAGTGAAATCAACACCAAGAATCTTACCTCTGCCATTAGAAGCGAAATCAGCGCTACCTAGTGATGCAGATGAAGAACCAGCCGTCATTGCAGCTGCGTTTACCGTTCCATCATATCCACCTGGTTGCATATTCGCAACATTGTTTGCGAAGTATCCAGATAGTTTGTGTAACCAGTTATAGGTTTTTGTATCACAAAAGAACAGCGTTGCATTAGCATTGTTGTAACGAGGGTCTAAGAACTTACTCATATCATCAAGGAATGAATCGGATGATTTGACTGCGTGGTCTAGTGCAAATATATTGCCTGACTGCAGTACAAAGTCTACCGCTCCTTGAGTATAGTAAACCGTAGAATCGCCAGAACCAGTTGAACCCTGGGCGCTAAACAGAGAAGCCTGTTCAATATCCCATTTATGTTCAATCAGCTTATCACGCCAAACACGTGCCCACTCATTGCCCTCATACTTGAGAACAGTTGCACGGGATGTGTTTGTCATACCAAACTCACTACGGAAAATTTGAGTCTGTCCGTAGGAAGTACTGTATGGTTGATCTTTCCAGGTCTTATCATTAAGACTAGATCCTTCTTCGTATGCAGAACCAACGATATAAGATCGCATCGGTTCTATATCCTCAATACCAACAGTCGCACTAGGTGCGGTGCTGGCTATAGGAGCAGCAGGACCATTTGCATCAGGATAAGATGAACATTCTGTATAAGCAGGATCTGGTACTCTTACTACAGTACAAATAGCTGTCACAGTTTCATCAGCTCCACCAGTGTCATAGTCTACCGAAGAATCTGAAACGGAATCAACGCTAAACAACCAATAATCCTGAGCCTTAAGAAAGTTGCTACTATCAGTAGCATTTACTTTGATAATTTGCTTTGGGAGTATGAATTGCGGTCTTGTGCCGGATGCACCGGCTTTGATTCCAGTCTGACCTATAATAGACTGTTTGTTACCAGCATTTTTGTAATCAGCTGCCAAGATTAGATGAACTTTTGCACCACCAACTGCTGGGGCTGCATCGTTTTTAGCTAAAAGCGTAGAATCCGTTACTAAAGCACTATCATCTGCTTTAACGGTTCCAACGACATAAGCGTATCGTTTCATCCACGATTGACGCTTTTCAGTGTATTTAAACTGAGGGTCGTCTACTGGACTCTTCCCTAATTTCGATACAAGTCGAAAAAATGGGGTTTGAGCGATAGCAAGCTCTGAGAACCTATCGGAAAAGTCATACTTTCTCCTAAGATCACCAGTGCCTAAACCAGAACCATCTACAATACCAGTCCCGGCTCCACTATCAGATCCAGCAGATGCACTCAGATATAAAGGATTATCTGCCATGTTGAACCTCTTATTTAATCATTTAAGAATTCGTTAATATTCTTGTCAATTCCCATTAATGAATCAAATACAGCGTCACTTGGTGATGTGGTTTGATTAAATGAACCAGTAGTAGCAGCGCTTTGCGGTTTGTTTCTCACATTTTGCATCTGAGACATAACCTCATTTTTTGCAGTGCTAGCGATCTTTTGTTCATTGTTATCACGATTCATGAGATAATAAATATCATCATACGTTAGTTGTTTATTCTCAGCAAAATCCATCATTTCACCAAAATCGTCATCATTCATCTTATGTTTTTGCCGAAAACTATTCTGATCACTCATTTGCTTTGTTTCAGATGCTTGATTCTTTGCAAACTCTCCAAGTCTTTTCTGTACGACACCATCGACAGTAGCATTAAAAAGTTTAGCTGAATCAGAATCTACATCTGAAAGAGCTTCATCATAATCAAAAACAAAATCGTCACCTAGTTTTAACTGATCTTTGACATTTACAGGAGCTTGACCTCCACCCTCAAAATAGCCTCTAACTACAGAAACCAAATTAGGGTCTTCTTTCATAGCGTCTAGTATAGGCATATACGGTTCAACATCTCTAAGACGTTTGTTAAGTTTCTTAGCCTCTTTACTCGAATCATTATATCTTTTTTGCCAATTATGATCTTCTTGATCTGCAGTAGCTGTTTCCACAGGTTGTTCTACAGGTTGCTCTGGCTGATCATTAGCCGTTTTTACTGAATCATCATATATTGCACTATCAACGCTCTTTTCTAGCGCACCAAAAAAATCATCAGCCCCCTTATCACCAACAGGGCTCATCGTTTCTTCGACAAGGTTATCTGTTTTTTCTTGTTCCATTTGAACTCCTTTTAATTTACTGTTTATCTTTAGAAATAATCAATAGTTTATTCCTTTTTCTTTGCTTCTTTAATTTCATCTGAAATAAGCCTTCGCATATACTTCTGCTCAGCTTCTGTATCAAGCAAATCTTTCTTAATTTGGTTATCTGCAACATTAATCTTATCTCTTATGCCAGATTGTATAACCTGCCTTGATAATGTTTCTATAGTACCATCTCTATCCTTTAACTCTTCATTTAGTTGATCTACTTGATTTTTCAACTGAACATAGATAGACTTTCTTTTAATGATAGCTTCTTTATTTCGTACATCCGTTTCAGATAACATTGCAATATCATCTATTAATCCTGACTGATACCACCTAAAATACTCTTCTAGTAATGCCCATCTATTAACTGGCATTGTTGAACCAGATATGTATCTTACATCAAACTTACAAGAAGCATAATCGTTCCATTTTTTTATAGCATTACCAAAGTCATTATATATTGGTTGATTAATAACTACTGATCTTTCTTCAAAATTCTCATCACCAGCGCCCGGCTGGACAATCCTAAATACCTTCTGAGCGGTATATGTCATTTGAGCAACTTCTTTAAATACCTTACCAAGATGTTCAAGACATGGTTCCACTACTGTTTGCATCCATGATTTAATTCTTCTAGTTCCGTATTCATCTTGAGCAAGCAACCCTCTATAAGTTTCATGCTGTGATGAAGTATCGCCTTGCAATGTGCCTGGAACACCAGACATATATTCTATATCACCTTTACCCTGTTCAGTAATAGTATAAAAAGCAGAATTCAATGGGGCTGGAGATATTGGCGTTGGTACTGTGAATCCCTGTCTATACTTTAATAGCGCGCCTGGGGCAGATGAATATTGTTCCCATTGATCTTCATCTAATGCACCCTCTTCATACATCCATCTTAAATTAGAAGCAAGATTAGCATTATGAAGCATTAACTGGTGAGATTTATTTATCTCTTGTTGTTTACCAACTAAAGGAGTAACTGCACTCATTGGGTATGGTGACCCAGTGTATGTATATGGAATAGCCACTATTGGATACTCTTCATTCTCAAGAAAAATATCAAATAACTCTTTTTCACCAACAACAGTTCTCAGTCTAATTCTTGTCTTATAAAACTTTACAAAATTCTCTATATGTTGTCCAATAGTCTTAGATTGTTTTAGAATTTGGAACTCTTTTTCAGATACAACACGATTTTCAGTAACAGTCATCTCCTTTATAAGTTTCTGTAGTATCTCTTGTTTTTGTTGTTGTACTGCGCTTTGGGCTTCTTTCTGAGCTTTTTCAATCTCTAAAACTGCTCTTTCTTTAATAATCTCACCATTCTCACTAGCTTGTTGTATCTCAAGGATTCTCTCTTTGGTTCTAACTTCCATCTCCTTTGCAAGATCGCTAACAGCCATTTCAGCCTTCTGTTCAGCCTGTCTAATCTGTGCTTCGTCAGGAGGAACAACAACAAATACACTATAAAAAGGAAGTTTTTCCTTCATATAACATTCATAGTAATCTAGAATATCATCTTGCTCACCATCTGCTTTGTATGCATCAAATATATCACCAGCTTGAATACTATCAGATTCAGTAATATCTCTCTGTGAAAGACTTCGATTAGTATTAACACTGCCACTAGCTGTTTTAATCTTTCTTGAGAACTCTGGGAACATTCTCATAAGTTGCTGTCTTGGTAAATCCTTTTTAATTATTATATATGAAGCATCACCAAAACTTAATTCTCTACTCATTGGATCCACATAAACATCAAATGGTTCAATTCTTTTAAATACAACTTCACCCATTCCTCT